CTACCTTTTGATCTTCTGATAAATTATATTTATATTCCTCAGCTGTCTTGGGTCTGCCTAATTTTTCATAAACAGCATCCCAATCTTTTTCCGTTGCAAACTTATTTGGAACTGGAATTTTATCAGCTCCAACTAATCTTTGTGCATGGATATAACTTTTCGCTAACGAACTAATATCTTTAATATTTTCTAAAGATTTGTCGGCTCTTAAATCATCGGAAAGACCAGCTTTCCAATCAGTTTGTATTTGTTCTGGAGTTTTTTCTACAGGATCTCCAGACAATACTGGCTTTTCCTCTGGAACTGCCGGTACTGCTACCTCTTGATTATCACTCATTTGTTCTCCTTTTTGTTGAGCATATTATTAATAAACAAGACCACGGATCTTGCTCCTTCTAAGTATGCGCTATCGTGGCTATCTCCCTTAATGTGAGTAGTCGTATTATAGCTGCATCTCTTTTTAAGATCTTCAAGCACTCGTTTTCCGCTTTCTGATCCAAAAGTCATTTTATAGTCTAACCCTAATTGTTTAAGATCTTTTTCATTCATTCATCATCCCCGCCTTTAACGCTGGTGCAATTTTACCGGCACTCTCAGCAACTTGTTGAGCTTGCTGCATCTGTGCTTGCTCAATTTGTTGTTGTTGTTTTTGTTGTTGGATTTGTTGAACTTCGGCTTTGGATCTCATAACCTTCGCTGGTAATCCTAAAACATCTGTAACATGACCCACTAATCCATCTATATCTAAATAATCAAATACTGGAGCTACATTTTGTAAAGAACCAAATATTTCAATACCTCTCATAATGGATGAAAGCTCTTGTGTTTTTTGAGCTTTGGCAAGGGGAGATACATATTCAATTTCTATCATCTCATCTCCCAGTAATTCCGGTCTTTGTGGAAACTTTTTATTATCAAGTAATAAATTAAAACTTCGTGTGATTAAAGGTTGTAATAATTCAGATTGAAGTCTGCCTAATACGGGACCTAATAATCTCATCTTTTCCTCAGTACGCTGCATCACTTCTGTTGCGGTCATATTTTGACCTTGAACTGTCATTAACTGATCTACAAAAAAGTTTTCTCTAATTGCTTTTCTTCTTTGCTCTTCCATTTGTAATCCTAAAGGATTATTGGCTCCTATAGTTAATGGTTCAATTCTTTCCCTGGTTCCAGCTCTGTAGTAATTTAATCCTCCAGGAACAGTTCTAACCGGTAAAATAAAACCATCATCGGGAACCATTAAAGGTGGATCAATTTGCTTTTGAGCTGCTCTAATCGTTGTCTTAGACATGGTGTTCAACATCTTCACATCTGGCAACGCATTCATAGCTGGAGATCTTCCAAAAATTTCATTGGAAGAAGATTTTAAATATCTTGGGACCACATAAGGAAATTCCATAAAACCACCTTCTTTTAAAATGGTTCCGGTTTCTTGATGAATATGGCAAGAAATATAATCCATATTATCTTTATTCTTATAACCCATAGGGGTATTAGACTTATGTACGGAATGAAGGATAACACTTTCCTCAAATGGAGCATTAGCTACTTTAGATTTTAAAGCATTAGGTAATTCCGCCTTAGGGTACATCGCTGGAATATTTTTATTTTTAAGATGAAATTTTCTTAAAAGACTATCTACATAACCCTTTTCATCTTCGGTAATAAATATTTCTGAAATATGAATTGTTTTAAATCTTAAATCATCCTTAACATCATCCTTAATAAACATCGCTGATGTACCGAAAGCTAACAGCTCATGGTATAATTCAAAAATTTCCTGTTGAAAATTAGATCTTTGATACACTTGCTGCATAATTTTTGCGCAGCTCTCTAACCATTCTCTTGCCTCATCTTCCTGGTTCATAGCCTCAGTTCTAAATTTTAATAAAAACCACGGAGAAATCGTATTGGTTAGCATACCATTTAAGCTAGATGCTAATAATTCAAGTGCGTGTGTTGCCGTTCCATCATAAATCTGGTCGTGCCTTTTATCGCCTTTAGTTCTTTTTACTGTGATGTTAGATTTTCTTGGTAAAAAGTAATTTGCTATGTCTTGCCAATGATCTTCCCAAGTTGCTCTTTGAGTTTTCAAAGTTTCAAACTTGTCAATAATCATTTTGGCTTTTTTTTCTATTGCCATTTATTATCCTCCAAGTAATGTTTGCTTACTTGTTGTTAAAGCGTTATCGCCTAAACCTTTAGCTCCTGTTAAAATGGTGCTAGATCTACCTTTGCCTCTTTTGATTTTAGTATCTAAAGCTGTTGATTGAGCTTGCGATACTTCTGCAACAGTTGGTGCTACATAAACCGGTGCTGGCGGTCTTTGTGGTTTTGGCATAATTGCTCTTGTTACTCCACCCATGTTTCCTCCTTATCCTAATAATGTTTTCTTTTTTTTGTCTTTAAAAGCATCATCAATCATACCTTTTAAT